GTAGCTTGATTACCTTCGGGCCTATTGATTCCGGGAAGGACCGCAGCATCGGCTGGAACTTCTCCCAGTAAGGATGCCGCAGTCTCCGCGAGATATTGTTCAATGACCCGTTGAGTTTTCTTAGCGTCAGCCGTGACCGTATTCGGTTCAGCCTTGCTGATCGCGGCGGGCAAAGCCTTGCCTTCGATCTTGAGCAACTCACGAATCAACTCTTCTTGCTGCCGCATACGAGTCATATTCTGCTGTGCTTCCTGAACTTCCTGTTCAGACTTCAGCAAACGATTAGCGTATGGAATTTCCATGCAACGTGCAATTTCACGGAGGAACTCACCCTGATTAGCATAAGGGGACTGCATGGCGATATTATAGAACGCCATGAGGTTGCGCTGCTTTACTACCTTACCAGTAGCATAGTTAGCGCCAACAAAATCAAACGAATAATTACCGATAAGACTACCGAGTTTGACTCGGCCATATTTCGGAATACCCGGTTGAGCATTGGTTATGTCATACTCCATTTCATCAGTGCCAAACTGTTGAATCATGGATGCAACCATTTCCATCATGGGTTGCAGGATGCGTAGTTCTAGGTTAGAGATGAAGCGTTTGAAGACATAACCGGATTCATTAATGACCTGAGATATACCGGAAGATGTACGGTTTCCGCCTGAAGAACCGATACCCTTGGCATAGAAGTCGCTTATCCCGGACGATAGTTCGATCATCCCCTTGTAGAGGTCAAGGATGGAATAGTCCCCTGCCTGAGGAGTAAAGAAAGGCAAAGGCGCAAGAACTTTGTTAGGATCTCCTGTGACCCCCACTTTGCCACCGGGAGTGTTACCAAGATCAAGCTGTTCGTGATCGATATCAGCCTGCGTGTCATATGCGTACCGACGATTGATACCCATGTTCCAATTGTCGGTAATCATATTGGTCATTACATTGACCGCTTCATTGAGGTCAGATATGCGTTCAATAAGACCAAGCCCGTACACGTCTCCGGGAACCATAGTGTAGGGCATGTGAAGAATAGGGATTCGTTGATGCGCGAACGGATTAGGTCCCGTGTACAATATAACCGAAGGACCATTATAGACCTGTCTTTTGTATGCGCTATACGAAGCATTGCGGTACTGATAGCTCCGGTCCTTCCAAGACAGAGCATCCCAGTCATCAGTTGAAGAGATGATGGTTACGTCTTTCTTGGTGTTATCCCACATCTCAGCGATGCGGATAATGATGCCGTCGCGGTCTTCCTCTGAGTATCGAGAGATACGGGAAGTCAATTCCGCCATAGCTTCGGGGAAGTACAGATCTGGATTAGCAGCATACTCACGCTGCATCTGGCCCCACGACTTCTCAATCATGTGAGCGACGATCTCTTCGTCCGGGTCAATCAGCAAATCATAAATGTCGATAGGATAAAGCTTAGGACAGTTGCGAGGCACGGTCTTCGTGACCATGTTGACCCCCACCTGTATGGGTCCCCCATCCTGTCCGAGAACGGGAATCATTACAGGCTGGCCATTCAAGTCCATAACTGGCTGGCCAACATTGTCCATCAAAGGCTGCATTTGGAAAACGGGTTCGGGACCTGTTACAGTGTCCGTATCCCAGTCCCAGTCAATCTTAATACCTGCGTGTCCGTAGATCGCATCGTTAAGACAGAACTCTTCAATCTTCTGTACCCAGTTAGCTCGCTTCAAGCAGGTGAGCATAACGTTCTGCATCTGCATCGCCGAGTAATCTGTCCCACCCTTGGTCCTTACTTCAATAGGAGGGTCGATTGAAAAGAATGCATCTCGCGTACGAGAAACAATAGCATCAACGTTCGATTGAGAATAAGGAACGAAAGTATTCGCACGCGGGGTCAGGTTATCGGGATACATCCGGCGATCACGCTGGCCGATGTACTGACGATAGAAATAACTTCTCCGTTGATCGTAAGGCCGACGGAAGTTCCGCATACGAGCCAGAGAAGCTTTAGCCCAAACCATCCGGGCATTCTGGTCCATCGTAAGAGCAGAACTATTCGGTGACTGTCCAATTTGTCCGGCTTGCGCTGGCATGAGTACCCTTTATTCTACGTTCGTACGAAGGATGTAAATGTTAACAGGATTGCCTGAGTTGTTAGAAATCTGGAAGCAATCAGCGGCTTGTCCTAGATCGAAAGTCATAGGTACGCCGAAAGGAATAAGGAAGTTAGCGGCAGATGCGGTAGCAGTGGTTCCGGTACTCAATCCGAATGCGATGTTAGCTCCACCCACAAGTGCAGCAGCAGTTC